TGAAAACTTTCTTTATAGCGATGAAGTGCTTCGCGTAAAAGAAACTGTTCACAGTATGAAAGATAACTGGAGACACATATCAACATTTCCTATTGCCGATGAGGCATCTATTCATAGAAAAAATATTGATATGAGTTTGATAAAGTCTGCCGAGAATCAATACTTCTTAGGTGATGCATTATATGTTATTGATAACTTAGACCAGATTAATCGTGATATACAAAAGCGTCTCAAAGATAATTTACCAGACATGTATGCTAAGATACTAGCAGCACTCTCTCACCATTACACAAACCCTACCTACTCAGAACAGTTTGCTGTTCCTGGTTTCCATATCTTTAATGGTGAACAAACTGCATTTCCTTTTCAGTGGCACATAGATACAACATTAAAGATGTTTGATCCAACAGTGAACGAAAACAATATACACTCTTTTCTTTGTTGCATAGAAACACCAAAAGATCCTGCTGGTTTAGAGTATAGAGATACAAAATATTGGGAAAGATTGGACTCGGTTCAATCTGAATACATTGAGTACGATGTTGGCACCTTATACATTTGGGATGGTAGTTATATACATCGAATGAAACAATTTGACATGCAGGCAAATGAGAGTAGAATTACTATTCAGGGGCACATACATTTTACAAACAATTCTAGCATGGTATATTGGTAATGGATATTCGTAGTGATGAAAACTTTTTGACTGATGAAGAGTCAAAGAGAATGAGAGATACAGTTTATAAACTTAAACCATACTGGAAACACGTATCTAACTTGCCAGCGAACAGTGAAGAAGTTCGTTCTAGATATCCCCAAGAAGTTATTTCGCATGCCGAAAAGGTAATGGAAAATTTAAATTTTCTTGGTGAGGGTATCTATGTTATGGATGGTAAGTTAACAGCTATCGATAAAAATATTCAAGAAATATTAAAAACTGAATTCGATTGGCTCTATGATAAGGTTATTGAACATTTCAAAACACTATATAATACCCCTGATGTAATACTACATGATGAACTACCCATACCTGGATTTCATATCTTTATCGGTAATGAACAGGAAAGAAGAGACTTCGACTGGCATAATGATTCTACTGTCTGCCTCTATGCAGAAAACGTAGATACTAACAGCATCTTTTCTTTTGTGATACTTGTTGAAACTCCAGAAGACACCGCACACTTAGACTACAAAATCTTAAACTCGAGCGAAACTCACACTTTAAATTATAGAAAAAATTGTTTCCATATGTGGAATGGAAACTTAAACCATAGAATTGGTTCATTTCAACTAAAAAAAGATGAAGCTCGAATAACATTTCAAGGTCACATATATCATGATAAAAAACAAAATAACTACAAATTATATTTCTAAGGAACAAAGATGATCAAAAAAGTAGACCATAAACTTACGGATACACGAGATGCGTTCAAACCATTTCATTATCCTTGGGCATATGAGGCATGGCTAAAACATGAGCAAGCGCACTGGTTACATACAGAAGTGCCAATGTCAGAAGATGTGAAAGACTGGAAGAAAAAACTGACACCACCACAAAAGCATTTCCTAACAAACATTTTTCGTTTCTTCACACAAGGCGACATTGACGTTGCTGGTGGTTACGTAAAAAATTATCTACCATATTTTCCACAACCAGAAATTCGTATGATGCTTATGGGATTTGCTGCTCGTGAAGCATTACACATTGCAGCATATAGTCATCTGATTGAAACTATCGGTCTACCAGATACAACTTATAATGACTTCTTAGAATATCAAGAGATGAAAGATAAACATGACTACGTTCTTGACTTGAGTTCGAAGAACGGAGATAAACAATCAACTGCCACCCATATCGCCGTGTTCAGTGCTTTCACTGAAGGAATGCAGTTGTTCTCATCTTTCATTATGTTGTTGAACTTTCCTCGTCATGGTATGATGAAAGGTATGGGACAAATCGTTACTTGGTCAATCGTTGATGAAACAATGCATGCTGAGAATATGATTAAATTGTTCCGCACATATATTGAAGAGAACAAAGAAATTTGGAATGATGAACTTAAAGCAAAGATTTATACTATCGCTGAAAAGATGGTTGAACTTGAAGACAAGTTTATCGATCTAAGTTTTAGCATGGGTGACATGCCAGATCTTACACCAGAAGATGTCAAGAAATATATCAGATACATTGCTGATAGACGTTTAATTTCTCTTGGATTGAAGGGAATATATAAGGTTAAGAAAAATCCTTTACCTTGGGTAGAGGAAATGATTAATGCACCGACACATGGTAACTTCTTTGAAAATCGTGTTACTGATTACGCCAAAGGCGCACTCAAAGGTGATTGGTCAGAAGTATGGGGTAAAGCAGCATAATGTTAGAAACTTGTTGTGACGTTTTAAAAGACGCATATAGACGCAACTGGATTACGAGTAGAGACGGAAACATTTCTATTCGTCATCATGATCGTGATCATTTTTATGTAACGCCAAGCGCAGTTCGTAAACAATACATGCAACCAGAGATGTTTAAGAAGATTAAAATCTGGAGAACAATTAACAGTGGTGTCGGTACTGGAGCATTTAATTATAATTGGGAAGTTATTGAACAAACTGATTTGTCAGGCAATTTGAAACCTAGTGGTGAGATGCCACTACATTTTGGATTACAAAAAGAACTTGGTCAACATAAAGATGATGTTCGTGTAGTTGTTCATGTTCACCCAACCTATTGTGTTGCTGCAATGCACGCTGGTATAGAACTTGGTTCGATTGTTGAAGATTTTCCAGAACTAAGTAGATATACTAAAGTAGCACCAAATGTTGGTGATGTTCCTCCAATCAGTCAAGAACTTGGTGATGCTTGTCATCGTAATTTAGGATTAGATCGTGAAGGTAATATAAAATTTGATATAGTAGGAATTAAAGGACATGGGGTGGTTGCGATAGATCATTCACCATGGTCAGCATATGAGCACATCGAACGATTAGAACATATCTGCCAGATTGTTTTGGCATCAAGGAAATAATGATTGAGTTAATTTATGTACTAGTAATGACACACATTACTATTGTTTGCGTAACCCTTTATTTACATAGAGGGCAGACACACAGAGGGATTGAGTTTAATCCTATCCTTTCACACTTCATGCGTTTTTGGTTGTGGTTTACAACTGGCATGGTCACTAAACAATGGGTGGCTATTCATCGTAAACACCATCAAGCAACAGAAACAAAAGAAGATCCACACAGTCCAATGTTCTATGGCTTAAAGCGTGTGTTGTTTGGTGGTGCATTTCTTTACCACGACGCAAGCAAAGATAAAGATCTTGTTAGTAATTATGGAGTGGGAACCCCAGATGATTGGATGGAGAAAAATGTATACACTAAACATTCTCGTCTAGGGATTACTTTGTTATTAATCGTAAATTTACTTTGTTTTTCATGGTTAGGTTTATTGATTTGGGGTATTCAAATGATATGGATTCCGTTCTGGGCAGCAGGTGTTGTCAACGGAATTGGGCATTTTTGGGGATATCGTAACGGCGAAACAAGAGACAATAGTAAAAACATATTTCCTCTTGGCATTATTATTGGTGGAGAAGAACTACATAACAATCATCACTTAGACCCAGCAAATCCTAAGTTAAGTAATAGGTGGTTCGAGTTTGATATTGGTTGGATGTGGTTAACTCTATTTACTAATTTAAACTTGGCAAAAGTAAAAAATGGCAGTTAAACATTTCGATTGTGATACATGCGGTGCTCATGGAAAAATATCTTTCAAAGAGAGTGATGATTACAGAACAAGGGACGTAGTATTTTGTCCTTTCTGTGGATCAGACATCTATGAAGAAGATGAAGAAGAAGATGATGAAGAGTAATATAAATAGTTCACTATGTGGACTTTTAATAATGAAATCGTCGAAGAATTACCTGAAACCTGTGTTGGGTTTGTGTATATCATCACAAACCTAATTACTGGTCGACAGTACATTGGTAAGAAATTATCAAAGTTTTCGAAAACAAGTTATAAAACTGTTACGTTGAAAAACGGAACAAAGAAAAAGAAAAAAATCAAGTCTAAAATTGATTCTGATTGGAAGACTTACTATGGTTCAAGTATAGAACTGAACGAAGACATAGAAGCGCTTGGCAAAGATAACTTTAAGCGTGAGATTCTATACTATTGCAACTCGAAGGCTGAGTGTTCATACATAGAAGCCAGAGAACAATTTACTAGAAAGGTGTTAGAGACAGACGACTTTTATAACGGACAAATCTCCGTAAGAGTTCATGGCTCTCACATTAAAAACAAATTATGACATATCTACTACTCGCAACAGCATTACTTTTATCTGCTATCGCAGCATTTTATGCGGTCGCAGGTCTAGTAGCAATTTTTGCTGCATCAGCCACATCAATTATGATAATGGGTGGCGCACTTGAGGGTGCGAAGTTAGTAGTAGCATCTTGGCTCTATAGAAACTGGAAAGACATTCCAGTATTAATGAAGACATATTTTACAGCAGCATTAGTAATCCTAATGATGTTGACCAGCATGGGTATCTTCGGATACTTATCAAAAGCCCACCTCGATCAAGCAGTTCCGACAGGTGATGTTGTCTCAAAACTAAATCTCATTGATGAGAAAATTAATACACAAAAGGAGAATGTAAATGCAGCTCGTAAAGCAATTACTCAACTCGATGCTCAGGTTGATCAAACCCTCGCAAGAACAACCGAAGCCAGCGGAGCCGATCGCTCCGTACAAATTAGAAGAGCCCAAAGTAGAGAGCGAGCCAGTCTCTACAAAGACATCGAAACCTCGCAAGCCGAGATCGCCAAACTCAACCAAGAGCGTGCGCCAATCGCAAGTGAAGTCCGAAAAGTGGAAGCAGAAGTTGGACCAATAAAATATATTGCTGCTCTATTATATGGTGACACACTAGATGATGGACTGCTAGAAAAAGCAGTCCGCATCGTCATCATAATGATTGTTTTAGTATTTGACCCACTCGCTGTTCTTATGTTAATTGCGTGGAACAGAGATAAAAAACGTCAAGAAGAAGAGGATGGTGTTGCTGAGTTCTTTGCACGTGGCAAGAAAGTTGCTCGATCATTGGACGAAGGAACATATGAACCACCAGTAAAAGATACAGTAATAAGAACTGTAGAAGAACCATTTATACCTGATGCGCCACCTGTTTATCCTAGCAACGATAAAGAACTAGAAGAACTGATTATTGCGAAAGAACAGGCAAAAGAAGAAGTTCGCCATTCTTTACCTGAGTATGAACTTAATAAGTCAACAGGCGAAGTCCAAAAGGTAGATGTACCACATCCTCAACCAAAGTTGTTTGATGATTGGGATGAAGATTTATATAAGCGTGTAGACTTACCAGTACCAAAAAAGACTGAAACTTTTTTAGCACAAGTCGCTGAAATAACCAGCGAACCACCAACCAAATCTGAGCCAGTTGAAGAGAAGATTCACTTAGAAAGCGAGTCACAGTTTTCCGCAAAAGAAACTGAATTTACTATTACCTCAGATATTCAACAAGTAATCCC